TGGTCCTTTCAAACACGCAGCATACGAGACTTGCAACAGCATTCTCAAAAAACTCGAACACACACAACCCTATTATAATGAGCAAGCAGTCGGAACCGCAGACTGAATGGACTGCTACGTTCACTAAGGAAGAACGTCAGTTAATATGCAACTCTGGCAAATGGTGTTTGTTATACAAGGCTGAGGTCTGTGGTGGCAAACCCCTTGAAAATGTACAGAGGATATGGAGAAGTATAAGAACAAAGTTGGAATCTGGTGATGATTTCTTAGAGTAGTAAACCCCTTAAAACCCCTCCTCCGCCGAGCGACGCAACATTATGGAGATTAATGATAGATTCTTAGATCCGTATGAATATGGACAACTAAGAACGGCTATAGAAGCAGATACCTTCCCTTGGTACTATGGGAGGAAGACCAATCATATTGCCCAGATGTTTGATCCTGACTTAATTAAGAAGGAGAAGTATAACTGGCATATGTTTAACCTAATGTACTCTAATGGGGTTCCTATGACCCCTGAGTACGACCTTATACTAGGATTAATAAACAAGATTAAACCGAGGGCAATTATACGAGTGAAGGCGAATATGACCCCAGTTGCGGATACTGTCCGTGAGTTTGAAATGCATAACGACATAAACGATGATAAAAAAGGGGAATCAAAGACCTCAATCTACTATATAAATGATAACGATGGTTTTTCCTTATTTGAAGATGGTTCGAAAATTGAATCAGTAGGGAACAGGTTAGTAACATTTCCTGAATCTATGATGCATTGCGGAACGACTTCAACTGACGAAAGACGTATTGTAATAAATTTAAACTACTTTTAAATAAAAATGAAACTTGACTTTTGCGTTTTCTGTGGTAGCACTGATATTCATCATCACCACGTTATACCCAAAGGGGATAAAGCGGCTAAAGAATTTGGAGTGAGTGAAGAATTCATAAACTCTGAAACCAATCTTATAACTGTATGCACTGTGCATCACGATATGATACACGGTCTACGTAAAACTGCTAATCCTAAACACTTTAGACAATTAGTAAAAGATGGTCAAGAAAGAGCTAGGAAAGAGGGTAGATTACCTGGTGCACCTAGACTTGCTGATGAGAAACGTGATATGATCTATAAGATGTACGATGAAGGTAAGAAATGGGTAGAGATTAAAGATGAGTTGAAAGTTGGTTTTAACAGTATATCCAAATGCTTGCGAGCTAGAGGAACGAAGCTTAATCGTATTAAGCGTGACTTCAATGAAAAGTATTGGGACGGTAAAGCAGACCTATGGTTTAAGGAAGAACAAGAAAGACTGAAGAAACCACGTATCAAGCGTGATTTCTCAGATTTAGCATTATTAGGTTAATTATGGAAATCCCTGAATTTGAATCATATGAAGCAGAATTGGAATGGAGGTTTGAAAGGATTGCTGAATCCATCAAGACTCTTGCCAAACAAGCTCAGTCTCACGAAGCGTTCTTAAAGCGTGGAGCAGAGATGATACAGTATAAGATACCAGGAACAGATAAGTATTCTAATCTAAAAGAAGTGTTTGACGATCTATATGCCCGACTAAATAAGTTGGAGGTACATTACCTAAATGCCAGCTTACCTGATAGAGACAGGACGTAGTTATCAGAATCCCGTAGATTCACACGAATACTCCCGTTCATATACAACTGAAGATCATCAAGCATTCGCCCAGTTCGGTCCTGGTGGGTATCAGATTAAGGTGGAAGGAAGTGGTCCTGGATCATATGAATTTGGAAAAGATGAAGTTTATTATATCGGAACACAGGTTGAGACTTGCGTTGCTAACTGTGATGCGGAAAGAAGACCTTTATGGAGATGGTTCTCTTGTAGGAGAGTAGATCATACTTGGCATTACTTAAAAGAACTACCTGATAGCGTTCCTTTTAATCCTAGACGTTATAATGCAGAACCTAGGAATAAGAGGGAGGTCTTTTATCTTTCAGAGAAGAGTCTGACTGGTAATCAAGAGTTATTCTTATTATATGACGCTGCAAACTTTAATAGTTATTTCTCTACAGTTAGTGGTGCTAGTACAGTAGCAGCATCATTTGATTCAAGTGGTAATCTAGTTTGTACAGGATCAGGTACCGCTACGATTACATTTAACTTTAGTTGGAACGATAATCCTAGTACTGCTGGTACTGCATTAGGAACATATGCAATTCCTAGTCTGAATATATCATTTACTCAAAGTGGAAGGACTGGTACTGCAGTTCCACAGACTGCTACGATTACAGGTGGTCAAACATACAACTGTACCATTACTAATGGTAACTCAGCAGGGTTTACCTTACAAGATAGTAATACTAAGATATGCTTTAAGGATGGAGACGGTAGTGATTGCAATGCTTCACTTACTACAAGTATACTTAATGACCCAGGTAACTCAGTTGCTAGTCTAGGACATATCTGGTCTTCATCTGCTGCAGCAGTCTCTGCAGGTGTAACACATCCTGGTGAGTCACTAATACCTCTGTATCATTATAAGAGGTTAGATATCATCGATGATTTCTATACTACAGACCCAGCCAATGAGTACAACCTAGAGATGGACATTCCTGGTGTACCTAACTGTAAGTTACCATTAGATCAGGCATACAAGTATCAAGGTATATTGGGGTATGTGTTCTCTAGAAATGCACCACGTAAGAAGAAGCAGGTTGTTGAATCAGGTAAACCTATCAATACTGGAGAGGTTTCTAGGTCAACTTGGTACGAATGGGATGAAGATGGAGGCTATGGAGAGGAAGATTATAACGAACAATCACCCCCTGCAAGCACTTTAGGTTGGGGAAACCCCGATAATGCCGAATTAATCGATGAAAAAGGCAATTTTGAGTGGTATTATGGCAAAAATGGTGCTGTAAAGGCAGCTTTACCCCGATTTTTGGGTTTTCACGACGCTTTTGAGGGTCAATTCGTGTATTATTTGTATGATACCGTATTTCCCTTCTCTGGACCCATATATGGCATCAATTTGATCACTACTGATGCACCTTGTAATCCGTCTACTGCTGACTGTCCACACGACCCGCATACAACTTACCACTCTTATTACTATCAGATGCGTCAAGATGCGTGGGTGACCCAAAAAACACATATTGCAGTCGATGCACCAGCTGGAAGTGGTCTTCAAGAGTCATTTTGGGCTGTAGGAACCGATGATTTGATGATATTCTTCCGATATACGAACGAAGATGGGTTCTATACGGTTGGAGAACAGATAAATGGTTGGTTGATCCAAAGTGTAAGGTATTTTGGTGATGAATTAAGATGTGGTTATATGAGATTACAACCTATAGCAGGTCAAAATGGCAATGCTTTCCAATATCAACAGACATTTAACTCTGATAATGGAGCAATTGCTTCAATTTTAGCTGGATATGGTATAAAAGACAAAGCGTGTTTCTTTGGAGTATATGAATTTCCAAAGAAATTGTCGTATTATAAGGTAGAAATTGATAATGAAGCAAAGATACCCAAAAGGGATTTTGATGAAGCTATACTAGAAGCAACAGTTAATGATGCAGGACAAATAGGATCTATTGAAATCATCAATGGTGGTAGAGATTATACTAACCCACAGGTGGTTATTTCTATTCCTGACCTTGCAAGACAAGAAGGATACTCTGATACTGCGTCTCATATACCAGAAACCTTCGAAGATAACGTATCTGGAGAGATTGCAATCAGTTATCAGACTAATGATGACTTTAAAGAGGCAGGTTATGATGCTACAAACGTTGCAGGTAACGTAAAAAATCAACAATATATCACTGAAGCTGGATATACTGGTAATATTAAGCAAGCAGAAGCGACTGTTACTATAGATGCATTAGGTTGTGTCAAGACAGTAACCATTGCTGACCCAGGTGCTGGTTATCAACCTGGTGAAGAAGTACAGATCTCTGTAGTACAACGTGATAAAAAGACTCGTAGTGACTCATATGTTGCTGAAAGTGCTGTGGGACTTGAAGAAGAATTGGATAGATCACTAAAATCTGATACTGAAGGTGAAAATATACCAGATAAAGCAGCATTAGATGCTTGGGGTGAAGGTTTAGGATACGCAAAAGAGTCATTTAAACAATTTAACACACCTATTCAGTCTGAATATGTCTCTGGGTACATTAAAGCTACTGATTATGACCCTGATGAAAAGACAAAATTCTGTGATCAGGTACCTGTTGCGTGTTTAAACCCAGGTGTAGGTAAAGGATGGACAAATTTAAGCACATATCTTGATCCAAAAGCATATCAGAGTCAAATTTTGAACGCTGATGCAACTTGGGGACAGAATGATGCGTTTATTTCGGATTCTGTATCGAATTCTGTTGACAATGCTGATTATGTTGAGAGTAAAATGGCTGCTGGAATGCCTGGAATGTTTGGTGGAGACTGTTTAGAGACATTTCAGACCAAATTTTATCAAGTTAGGCGTTTCTTTGACATACCTTGTCCATATGTTGCATTCAATCAGTACGGTGAAAGCACAACTTATGGGTATCTACCTTACAAATATTGCGGAAGTAAGGAAGAATTCGCTCAAGTACGTGTATCAATGTGGTGTGAAGGTGATGTTTCCCAAAAAGGTGAGGTAATTAACCAGAGATTCTTAGATTGGTTGGAGTCTTTACCCAAGCCTTCTTACACAAAACCACGCCCAGCTGGTCCAAATGATAAATCTCACTCCTGTACACGTGGTTCTTCGGTAAAAGGACGGTGTTTTAGTTCAGGTGGTGGTAATTATACGTTCGTTCCTAGTGCTGGTGATGAAACTACATTCGATTTCTATGGAACAGAGCTCGAGAAACTCGCTACTTGGGTTGGTCCTGACAACTATACGGCGTATGGAAGTGGTTCTATAAGCATCTATGATACTATGAATGGTCAAACATACAATCATACGTACAATACTATCCAGTTAGATAGCTGTACCAACAACAAATTCCCAGATCTTTGTTGGCATAACTTTGTTGCTGATGGTGTTTTGGACGTATATAGTGGATATGATGCTAATGGTAATGGTTTGGCAAGTGATGATATCTGTACAGGGCAACCTTTCTCTAACCCCTCTACGTGGGTACAGAGCAGCAACCTTAATGAATATGGTCAATGTGCTGCACTACAGAACGTTGTGCACTCTACAGTAGCATTTGATACAGGTAAAACTACAGAAGACAATCCATACATAGAAATAGGACCGTGGAATGGCAAGATGCACTGGGCAAACTACTTACCTGGAGCAACAAACCTATTAGAAGATTCAATTAAGAGATGGGGTAACCCATATTTCGATGAATGTGATTTAACTAACCAAGATCAATAATGGCATTAGGACTCTTACGACCAGTTGCACACCATAATGGACTACCCTGTTCAGGGCACGGTGTGCCTATTCCTTCAACAATACACAGTACACAGACTTGTGGTACACCACCGATTCAGCTGCCTATTGTTGTTAAGGAGAAGACTTGTATGTGGCCTCCAATGCCACTAGTCCCACTTACTGCCATAAACCCAATGAGGGCAACGGTTCTCGTCAATGGTTTACCAATTATGATCTTTGGTGATCAATTTATACCACATTTATCACCAACAACCAATATTATCAATTATCTTTGTCCTTGTGGTAAAGCAACTTGTGTTATTCCAACTCCAACCGTTTGCAGTCTCATTACAACAGAGGATATGCTAGGTAAAGGACATTGGAGACTCCTTTATGCTACTACAAAGTCAGTTTTAGCATTTAAGATCCCAATAGGACGTATTATGGATCCCCTTGGGTATGGAAAACCAGGTAAAAGTTGGCCTTGTTCATCAGTGGTTGCATTTGGTAGTCCAAATGTGTTAGCATCATAGAAACAGCAAACGCATTATGGCAGTAAAAACCAAATCAGGTGCTTGGGGTTCTTCTACCTTTGTTGAAGCAACACCTAAAAAGACCCGTCAAGGGATGGGTAAGCACACTAAATTGAGTGCAACTTCAAGAAACAAAGCAAGGAAGAAGTACCGAGGACAAGGAAAGTGACTAAATAGAAATACGAATACAATAATACCGCCTAATGGCGTATAGGTTTAAAGCAGAAAGGAACTTGTCGAGGCAGTTCCGTGACCTCAGTATAGGGATGAAAAACAACCCCAATACTGAGGATTTTTCTGTGGTTAAAAATGAGAACGCTATTAAGCAATCCATCAAAAACCTGATCCTGACTGGGTTTGGAGAGAGACCTTTCCAACCAACTAAAGGATCACGGTTACGTCAGATGCTCTTTGAAAATTTCGATGTCTTTATGGCTGAGGAATTAAAAGAAGAAATATTTAACGTATGTTCACGATTTGAACCACGTGTTGTTATTAATGAAGTTAGATTAGAGGTAGCTGATACCAATGATCTCGAAGTTGAGGTTGATTACACTATTATCGGTGAAACTCTTACCCAAACTGTAGACTTCTTGTTGGAGAAAACATAATGGCAGCAATACCATCAAATTTAACGTCTTTAGACTTTACGGAGATACGTGAATCCATTAGATCGTACCTGAGAACTAGAGATGAGTTCACAGATTATGATTTTGACGGATCTGCAGCATCATATTTACTTGACGTTTTATCATATAACACATACTACGCTTCTTTCAACGCTAATATGGCGATGAATGAGGCATTTCTAGAGTCTGCAACTATTAGAGATAATGTTGTAAAGATTGCAAAGCAATTAAATTATACACCTAGATCTATTAAAGCACCAAAAGCTTGTGTACGATTTGCTATACAAACAGAACCTGTTGGATCTGGTACATCCTATCCTAGTACAGTATCTTTACAAGCTGGTGATGTTTTTGTATCTTCTGTAAGTGGACAAGGATTTACATTTACTTTACCATCAGCTTTACAAGCATCAGTTGATCAAACTAATGGTATTGCTGTTTTTACTAAGGTGGTTATCAATCAAGGTAACACTATAGAGTATCAGTACACTGTTGACGATGTTAAGAAGAGATCTTACTTAATTCCTGCTGATCAGGTAGATACAGACCTTTTATCGGTCTCTATTTCACCCAATGCACAGTCTGAAGAGATTGATACATATAATTTGGTACAAAATATTGTTGATGTTGATGGTACTACTCGTGGATACTTCCTTGAGGAGACTGATGATCAACGTTATAGCGTAGTTTTTGGTGATGGAGTTATCTGTCGTCAGTTAATTGCGGGTGAAGTCATTAAATTAAAGTATGTACGTACTGAAGGAACAAAAGCTAACGGATGTAAGCAATTTAGTTTCATTGGTCGTGTGATAGACTCAGAAGGTCGCTTTGTATCTTCGTCTAATATCTCTCTGGTGACCATAGACGGTGCTCAGGATGGTGAAGACGTAGAAACTACCTTAAGTATAAAATTCAACGCTCCTAGAGCGTTTAATAGTCAAAACAGAGCAGTAACTGAATCTGACTATGAATTTATTACTAAAAAAGTATACCCACAGGCAAAATCCGTTACTGCTTATGGTGGTGAACGTTTAAGTCCACCAGTTTACGGAAAAGTCTACATATCCATTCGTACGAAATCAGGTGCCTTACTTAATACAACAACCAAGAAGAGAATCAAGAACAATCTGCTTAAATACTCGATTGCAGCAATCGAACCTGTTATTGTCGATCCAATTACCCTATACATTAGACCAAAAACTTGGGCGTTCTTTGACGGTAATAAAACTACACTCTCAAATAATGAAGTTGCGTCTAAAGTTTTGGGAGCTGTCGATCAATACAATAGTCAAGCAGAATCTACTAGATTCAATGGTCGCATTGACCTCAGTGCTTACCAATCGATGATAGATTCCTCTGATCCTTCGATCAGTGGAAATATCACTCATATGTCATTAGGTATGAACATTGAGGGATTCAATTTTGGTCAAACATTTACACAGTGTATTGACTTTAATAATGAAATAGCAAATCCAAATGACCTTTCAGGTGGAAATAAAGGTTCAACTGGTGCTGGAGATGGTACTTGTGTACCAAAATACTCCTCAGTGAAGACAGGTACCTTCTATTCCACAGGTTATACGGAAGGACTGTTAAATATACAGGGTGGTGTTAATGCTAACCAGATATCATCAACAAGTTTACTTACAAATGATACTACAGCATTATTACCCGTAAATATAAGAGATGACGGTTACGGAACTCTAATTATGGTAACTAAAGTTGATGAAACTGAAGTTACTCTTAAAAAGAATGTAGGAACCGTTGATTATAAGAGTGGACAGGTCTGTGTTGGACCTGTTGACATTGCTAGTACTCCTGATGGTACTAACAGGGTTCCTGTTACAGTTATCCCTGCTTCTGGCAATATTAACGTCGGTACAGGTTTAGATCCTACGATCTTTAACCCAACTGTACAAACCATCGACTACACAATTGATGGAACTAACGTTCCAACCTTCGATCCGTTCGATTTCAACGCTATTAACTTCGATGGAAGCTCAATAAATATCATTGATTACCCAACCACCGTCTTTGAGATTCCAGAATTTAATTCTTGTTTCTAAGACAATAAAATAGCAGAATAACAGCAGATGAAGGCTATTACCGTCTCAAATAGGGTGCAGGACCAGATACCTGCATTCATACGAGAAGATAACGAACAATTTGTCAATCTTCTTTCAGAATACTATAGATCTCAAGAGAAATCAGGTCGTCCGTATGACATACTGAATAATATCTTAAGATACACTGATATAGGTTCTGGAGAGTTTGATCCTAATTTCCTATCTTCACAATCTGCTGTGTTGGAGAAGGTTGATCCTACTCAAAAGGATATTGTTGCTGAGAACGTTAATTATTTCTTAGAGAAAGATGGTACGGTACAAATTGATAATGAGGTAATTTATTACGAGTCTGTTACTCATTCTCCTGACATTGTATTCACTCCTGGTGTTAATAAGGCAGAATTTGATCGTAAAATACAAGAATTTGAACCAATATCTTCACAATTTGATAATAGTCAGACTTTATTTAATCTTAGACTTTTAGGTAAGCCAGTTTCACCACAAACTGCTGATCATCTCTTAGTTGTTGTAAATAACGAATTTTTATTCCCAAATATCGACTATTTTATCGAAGGTGATAAGATACGTCTTCAGAACCCTCCTGCTCCCCCTACAGGAGAACTTACAGGTGCTATTAATACTATTCGGTACCTTATTGGTTACACAAGCATCCCAGTACGTTCTATAGACACTATTACTGTTAGTGGTGATTCTAAAGAATTTAATTTAACGAACAATAATAACAAATATACTCCATTATCAACTGTTTCAACTATAGTTGTTGTAGACAGAGTAGAAAAGCGTCCTTATGAAGATTTTACTATCTTCGAAGATAAGTTAATATTCAAGAATGATGTTGCAGAGAATTCAGTCATAAATCTCAGATCTATTGAGATGATAGCACCTGAGTTCGGTGCTGGTGCTACTGCTATTGCAGATATTGAACAAGGTGTTGTAGATAAGGTTATTGTTAAGAATGGTGGTAGTGGATATAGACTAAGTTTTGCTCCAAAGATCAGTATTGCGTCTACTAAAGGTCCAGGATTCGGTGCTACTGCTGAAGCATTAGTAAATGGTATTAAAGATACTAGATTACTCTTTTCAGGACAAGGTTACTCTGCTAACAACCCTCCTATCGTTGTAGTTGACCCTCCAGTGGATCCTGAAGGCAAGACTGCTCAAATTAGGGCAATTGTTGATGATTCTATTGAAGGGGTCTCACAACTCATTGTAGACAGTTCTGGAAGTGGTTACGATAAGATTCCATCTATCAGTTTTGTTAATCCTGGTGGTGCAACCATTACTCAACCAACACTTCACACAGGATCCATCCAAGATGGGTCTATCACTGTTGTAGATAGTGGTTCAGGGTATACAACACCTCCATTAGTGTATTTGGATGAACCAACTGGTGATAATGCTATAAGAGCAAACGTTGTTGCAACTATTGATCAATATGGACGTGTTAATGGAATTACTATTGTATCAGGTGGACAAGGATATGTAACAACACCTAGGGCAAAGATTATCGATCCTGTAGGTGCTCAAATACTTGATGTTTCAGTTACTGGTGGTAGAGTTACTAATATTGAACTATTAACTGGTGGTGCAGGTTATACTGATGCTCCATCTGTGTATATTGTTGATAATAGGAAGGATATTGCTGGTGCACCAGCTGGTGGTACTGGAGCAACTGCTGTTGCAACCATATTCAACGGAGAGATTACTGATATCAATATAACCAGTTTTGGAAGTGGATACTCAGATGCAGAACCACCTAAAGTC